TGTAGATGCATCAGAACAAGGTTGGATTCCACTTATTGAAAACATAAATAAAGATCTATCGTCTATTTATTTAACTTCAAATCAAAAAGTTCCACTTCAAACAGGATGGAATTCTGATGTTATAGGTAATTTGTTTAGACAACCACCAAAAGAACCTTCAGTTTATTCTAGTGGACCCCAAATAATGTTAAATTCAGGAAGATTAGTTTTTAACACTACTGAAGATAGTATTATTCTTTCCTCAAAGAAAAGTGTGGTTATGGCAGCAAGTGAGGAGATAGGAATATTATGTAATAATCAAATAAGTTTACTTTCAGGTAAAGTAAATTTAGGAGGAGCAGATGCAGATGAAGCATTAATAAAAGGAGATTCATTTATGATACAATTTGAAAATTTACTAAAACAATTAATAAATCTATGTACTGCCTTAGAGTCTAGCCAAATATTCCCAGGCGGTGTTCCAGCTCCAGATCCAGTAGTTCCATTAATAGCTTCATCAACAAAACAAACAATTACAGGATTTTTAAATACAGTTAAAAACCCTAAAAAACCATTACTGTCAGCAGTAAGTAGAACAAAATAATGTCACAAGCACCTGAAGAATTTCCATTAAACCAAGCTCTATCTGATACTAATGAACCATTAGCTGGTGTTTCTGCTGCTACCTTCTCAGAATATAATCCTGAAAAAGAAACTAAAGAAGAATTTTTAGGAAGAACAAATATAATAATAGATGAAATAAAGATATCGGGGAGAATTTTTGATACATCTACAAACTCACCAATACAGGGAACAAGAGTTTATTATAGGTATTCTTATAATTTAATATTATCATCAGCCTTTAGAGATGGAGATTTTCAATCCTCAACTACAACAGATATTGATGGTAAATTTACTTTAGATATTAAAATTTATGCTAGAAAAAGTGATAATTTACCTATACTAAATGATGAAAGTATACTCACACTTTACCCAGAAATTAAAGTAATTGGGGATTTAAGGAAATATCCATTTAAATCAAAACCAATATTAAAAAGAGATGGTTATATATTAGAAAATGTAGGGGCAATTGGTCTTACTCCTAAAAAAAAGGAATATCAACAACAAATAGCAGAAACAAACTCAGGACCCTCAGAATCAGAATCACAACTTATAGCAAATTCAAATCCACAAGATTCAAAAGGTGGAATAATTAAATTAGTAAAAAAACAAGCATTAAGCATTGGGAAAACTTTACTTCCTGCAATATTAAAAATGTTTGGTGAAATGGGTGTGGCTAATGTTAAGGCATTTGCCGAACAAGAAGCACAAAAGTATGCGGGTAAAGCACAGGAAGAAGCAAATAAAAAATTAAATGAAGCAAAAGAAGATATAAAAGCTAATCTTCAATGTCCACCTAAAGAAAAAATAGAAAATTTAATTAGAAAAAAGAATAAACTTACTCGTAAATTAAATAACATTTATAAAATAATAGATGTTGCTATTAAAGCCCTAGGTATATTTGGTGGGTTATTAATATTATTTAAAAATATAAGAACTTTATTTAAAGTCAATCCAATCCCTACTACAATAGGTTTACCTCCAGGACCTCAAGGGGGTGTAATTATATCACAATCATCAGGTAAAGTATTAAGATATAAAGATAAGGCAGATAAAATATCGGGATTAGCATCTCAATTTGCTAAAATAGGAATAGGTGTAACAGCAGCCCTTATTTTACTAAAATCAGAATTAAGAAAAGCAATATCATTATTACAAGGGTTAGATGGATTGTTACAAAAATGTGCCGAAGATGCTGGAATTGAAATAACGCAAGTAGAATTAGACCAACAATTATTAGATGCTACATTGTCTCAAGAAGAAGATGGCAATCCTGCATTAGTAGAGGTTAATGGTTTTACATTATCAATTCAAGAAGATACTAACAACCCAGTTGGAACATTAAAAAGAAGATTTGCAATTGCAAAAAATGTTAATGGAGTAACTGTCCTAAAAGGAGAGCCTTCATTTAGTTCAGGGGATCAAGTATTATTAGACGAGTTAGCTTTTTATATTACTAGCAATAATTTAAAAGGATTCTAGTCTAAAAATATATACCCCTTTTAAAAGTTTATATGTATAATAAAATAATTTTTTATGAAATTAAGTCAGTTAAAAACAATAGTTAAAGAAGCAGTAAAAGAAGCAATACAAGAAGAATTAAAAGAAATTCTTTTAGAAGCTGTAAAGTCTCCTAAGAGTGTTATTAAAGAATCTCCTGTATCTTCTCCAAAAAGTAAAAAATCCCAACAGGAAATAAGGGAATCTTATAAAAATATTTTAGGAGAAACAGCTGCAAATTTTAACACATCCCAATTTTCCGGTCCTTTAAAAGTTGGATCAGGTGATACAACATCACCTAATGGTTCTCTTCCTGAAGGAAACGTTAGTATGGATCAAATTATGGGGTTAATGAATGGTGGTAAATAAATTTAATTATGGCGTATCAACCAAGACAAATTTCACCGTCGGATTTACAACCAGATGTTGTAAATGGAGTTAATATTCCATTTGCAGCACCAGGAGTATTTGAACCTAATTATACGTCAGCAGATGCTTTAAAAGCAGCTATAATTAATTATTTTTTAACAAATCCTGGAGAAAGACCAGGTAACCCACAATTTGGGGGAGGACTAAGAGCATTTGTGTTTACCCAAATACAAGATGAAAATCTTGATTTTTTAAAAGAGGATATTCAAGGTAAATTTGATGAACAATTCCCTCAAGTAAATGTAACTGGGTTAGAAGTATTTAGAGATAGAGAAAATTTAAATGAATTAACAGTTAGCATAAAATACGCAGTTAGTAATACTACTATAGCTGATAGCTTAACACTAAATTTTGAATAATGGCTTATCAAACATTTAAAAAAAGAAATATAAATTATTTAAATAAGGATTTTGCTGACTTTAGACAGCAATTAATAGATTATTCAAAAACTTATTTCCCAACATCTTACACAGATTTTAGTGAAACTTCACCTGGTATGATGTTTATGGAACAAACAGCTTATGTTGGTGATGTATTAGGATTTTATATTGATAATCAAGTTCAAGAAAACTTTATTCAATATGCAAGACAAACTACTAGTTTATTTGATTTAGCATATATGTTTGGTTATAAACCAAAAGTAACAGGTTTAGCAAGCACAGACATAACGTTTTATCAATTAGTCCCATCAGTATTATCTGCAAGTGTATATATACCAGATTATGATTACACCTTACTAATACCAGAAAATACAACTGTAAGTGTTCCAAATACAACAACAACAACTTTTACAATTGAAGATCCAGTTGATTTTTCAGTATCTAATTCATTAGACCCAACTGAAGTTTCTGTAGCTCAAGTAGCAGGAGGGAACCCAACGTATTATCTATTATCAAAAACAGCTAAAGCATTATCAGGAACTATAAAATCAGTTAATTTTACTTTTGGTGCTCCTCAAGAATTTCCAACTGTAATTATTAATGATGGAAGTATAGCAGGAATAGTAGATGTTAAAGACGCAGATAACAATGAATATTATGAGGTAGATTATTTAGGTCAAGATATGATTTATGATAGTATTAGAAATACTAATATAAATGATCCTAATAACTATGCAGATGATGATGCCCCTTATATTTTAAAATTAAAGTCAGTACAAAGAAGATTTAATACTAGATTTTTAGACTCAGGATCATTACAACTTCAATTTGGCTCTGGAAATAGTAATAATGTAGATGAAGAAGTTGTTCCTAATCCTATGAATGTAGGGCTTGGTTTACCTTATGATAGAGATAAATTAACTACAGCTTTTAGTCCTACTAATTTTATATTTACAGATACTTATGGGATAGCCCCATCGAATACTACATTAACAGTAAGATATTATCAAGGAGGTGGTGTTTCATCTAATTTAAATGCTAATTCATTAACAGGGATAGATACAAGTGGAATAGTATTTAATAAACAAAATTTAAATGCTACGACAGCACAATATGTTTTTGATTCAGTACAAGTTAATAACAAACGCCCAGCTAGTGGTGGAAATAATGGAGATACAGCTGAATCAATAAGACAAAATGTTTTATCTAGTTATGGAACACAGTTAAGAAATGTAACGGCTGATGATTATTTAGTTAGAGCACTTAGTATGCCTGCTAAATATGGAGTAATTTCTAAAGCATACACAGCTAAGCCAGAAGCTAGAACTAATTCATCTGCTACTCTTTGTGTTTATGTTTTATCATCAAATATAAATAATAAACTAACAACAGCTTCAACAGCATTAAAAAATAATTTAAAAACTTATTTAAATCAATATAGAATGATTGGAGATTCTATTGATATTAAAAACGCTTATATAATTAATATAGCAGTAGATTATGAAATAATAACTCTACCTGATTATAATAGTAATGAAGTTATTACTAGAGTTAATTCTAATGTTCAAGAATTTTTTGATATTAATAGATGGCAAATAAACCAACCAATAATTTTAAGCGAATTAAATAATGTAATAAATTTAGTACCAGGAGTACAAACATGTAAAAAAGTAATAATTTCAAATAAAGCAGGAACAACTTCAGGATATTCTAGATATGCTTATGATATAGAAGGAGCAACACAAGATGGTACTATATACCCTTCAATGGATTATAGTATTTTTGAAGTTAAGTTTCCTGATAATGATATTAAAGGTAGGACAGTAAATATATAATTATGGCAAACAGATTAATAAATTCATTTAATAAAACTAATTTAGATTTACAAAGTCCTGCTAATTTAGGTGGGCCTAATAGAACTAATGCACCAAATGTTCCATCTAGAGGAACTAGAGCAGGTGAAAATCCTGGACCTGGAACTGTAGGAGGTACACCAATAAAATTAAAAAATGGACAAGATGCACAATTTACATTAAATGCATATACTCCAAAAAATACATATTTAGATCAATTAAATGGGATAGCACCACCAGGACCTGTTCCTCCAATTCCAGTAGAAAATGATCCTGGTAATACACCAGTTAACACCCCAATAGGATAAAATTATGGCAGTATATAAAATATTTCCGGAACAAGATGCAACGATTTACTCGGCTTACCCTATACTAAATTCGGGGTTAGATGCTATACTACAAATAAGTAACCAAAACCCAGCAACTAGTGCCTCAGCTGAGGTAGCTAGATCATTAGTACAATTT